TAATGCCATGATTTCCTTTCTAAAGACTCTAGGGAGTCAGAGGGCTACTGACCCCCTAGAGCGACTTAGTAACCTATTAAGTTAGGTTGAACTTACGAACGCCCTTACCTGACTTAGCAAGGTAAATTGCTAAATAGCCGTAAAGGTTGATTTCAATTTCGCCAGATGTTAATACATTAACGCGAAGTTGTGTTTGTGGTGATTCCCAGACATACACTGATGATGGAGCAACCAAGTATGCTGAATCATCGACTACGCCTGAAGTTGTGATGTTGTGATCAACGATCAAGTCTGTGCCAAGAACATTGCCACGAACAGATGTAGCTACCGCTGTACCTGCCGCGTTGTATGTTGCGCCTTGTGCTGAATAGAGAGCGCGTCCTGTTGTATCTGCGTAGCCTGTGATCGCTGCCCATTGGTCAGTAGAAGCAACTAGCTTGTTAGCAAAGTCTCCGCCTGTACCCTTGTAAGCTGCTGCGCCTTCTACTGACACGAATGACTGTAGTCCTGCTGCTGTTGCTGCTGTTGCTGCAGCTGTTGTACCTGAACCAAAAAACTCTGCTAGAAGTGCTGCATCTGTTGCCTTCTCGTATGCCTTGCGGAGTTCAATCATCATTAGTTCCATGAACGCTGGTTGGCTACGATCCACTAGCTCAAAACTCACACGCTGCAAGCCACTGAACTTATTTACATTTATTGTGTCGAAGCTAGAGGTCATTCCAGTTTCTGATGGTGCTGAACCTTCGTTAGTGTCTGCAACTGTTGGTGCAGTATTTGGTGTTGCAGCATTAGTATAAAGTCGAGGCACTGTAAAACTCATACCATCTGGCAAAAGTGCCTGACGAGTTGCAGCCTCAAATGCAGGACGACCCGTAAAGGTATCTGTTATGAAAGTGTTTAGGTGTGGTGCAAGTGTCAGACCAGTGTTTGTAGAAGTTGAATCATCTGCTGCACGGACGATACGGCGAGCCTCATCGTCACCAAGTGCTGCCTTGATGTTCGCTTCTAGGTACTGTGCTGATGTAATTGGTGCTACGCGCTCGCGCACGAATGTAGTTGCAGTAACAACAGGACGAGCAGCTTCAACTGCTGCTGCCTCTACTGGTGCTGCAACTGTCTCTGGAGTATTCTCCACAGCTGTCTCGCTTTCTGTTGGTTGGATTTCTTCTACTGCTTCTGGAGTGTCCTCAGCAGCGACATCAATAACCTGAGCAGATTTAAATGCTGGCTCTGTTACCAATGAAACTTCTAGCAGTTTGGCAGCAGATACGAACATCACATTGCCTTTCTGCTTTGACTTAATTACTTCTACTCCTACAGACAGACCAGACTGCAAGCCTTCTTCTGCAAGGATAAGAGCTTCTGTACCACGATTAGATCGTGAAACCTTAAAGGATGCATATACGCCATCTTCTTGCTCAGTAAATTGTGTCGCCTTACCGAGAGGTTGGCGTGAGTCATGCTGGTTAAGCAACTTGACAGTCTTAGGATCTTCTGGAAGTGCAATTGCACCCTTCTCAAAGACAACCTTGCCTGCTGAAGTGTTACCTACTTCGCCTGTTCCTGCTGGCACAATCTTGCCTGAGATTAAGCGTTCCTCAACATTGGCAATGAGCCCAGATGAGAAGTGGATTACTTGATTCTCCATTATTCGATTCCTTCGCTTCCATTAGGTGTTAAATCTTCCATCTCCATAGCTTGTTCTACTGTGATTAAGCCAAGAGATAACATCTTCTCAATTACTAGCAAGCGTTCCATTGGCTCTGTTGCTAAGAATGAAGAATCTACATCGAACTTAACTGCATTGCCTCTAGCAGTAATATCATCCATAGACAGACGATCTTCTATTGCACATACATAAGGGGCAAGTGATAGAGAATAAAATGATTTTCTTTCGTCAAGCAAGTTTGAGTATGTCATGCTTTGGTTGGCTTCTGCTGAAATCATGTAACTAGGGATATTGCATAAGCGGCTAATTTCTGTAGCCAAGAACTGCTGTGCTTCGTCATACATCATGTCTTTAGGTGAAAATGATGTTGGCTGGTATTCAAGAGTGCTTGTTAGATAAGCAGTCGCACGATTTTGACGAGCGTTCTTCCATGCAGCTAACAATCCTGCAACTTCTTTAGGATCAAGGTCAGCACCATTATTTCGAAGCACTCCAGAAGGCATGGGAGTAGATGCAGCTATAACTGCTGCTTTACGCAAATCAATAGCAGCTCTAATTGTGTCAGAACCGCGTTCTAAAATACCTTCATCAAAGGCTTGGAAGGTAACGATTGAACCAAGACCTGACATAGGTACAGCAACTGCATCAATAAAATACTGAGTGATTTCCATGCCGTAAAGGTCAGTATTAAAAGTAACTTTGACATTTGGAATCCACTTAAATCGAGATGGCCTTCCATCTTCTGCATAAAGTTCTGTAACTTGCCAATAAGCAACACCATACATAAGAAGTGAATCAACAGTCCAAGCCATTGTTACTGATCTAGGTTGGTTAATTGCTGGTTGATCTACCCAGACTGGATTACCTAATTCTTCTCCAGTAGATGTGCGATAAAGGTTAAGTGGCAATCCACCGATTACACCTTTTAATAAATTAGCGCATCTAGCTACTGAAGGAACAGACATTGCCTCGTTGCGATTGACGCGGGGCAATACATAATTGAATAGCGAGTTAAGATTCTCGCCCATAATAGTAGGGTTATATTGCGCTGTAAGCGATGTCTTATTAGGAGTGGTTGCTTCTGTCTTGCGGAATAGACCCATAGTCATAAAGTGTAGCATTTGTCAAGTAATTAGACAACACGCTAGGGGTATGTCTAAGTATAAATTTGTGGCTTAGGTGCTGGAAGCATTAACTTGCTTACTACCATTGCTAGTCCAATTGGTGCTGAAATATCTCCTGCGGATTTACGCCTAATCAATCTCCATGAAGAATCGTTAGTTTTAGCAGCTGTGTTTGTGAATTGCTCAATCAAATCCTTCTGCCCGTTATGAACGACTCGAAGATTAGTCATACCTTCCAAGAGGTCTCCACAGGCTTTGTAAAATTGCTGACCACTGACATCATCGACCACCACACCACTTTGAGCGAGCCTGTCAGCAATAGTTTGAGTTGCGTAACGATCAAAGCAGACTGTGCGCGGTCTGTACAAATCGCACCAGCCTTTTATAGCTGCTGCCATCTTTAATTCATCAATTGCTATTTGAGAGCTAAAGGTTTCTAGGATGCCAATGCCGATTCGTCCATCGGCAAGCAATTGGCCAGCAACAAGCGACCCATTTTTTCTGCTCGGACTTACATCAAAGCCAAATACTGTATATGCCCCGACAGACATTTCAAGGGTGCTATCTGAGCTGTTCTCTAGAACCTCAGTACTGAACGGGCAAGACAGGCTAGTTATCCATTGGCACAAAGTTTCGGTTCTTGCTGCATCCTGAGTGGATGTTGCAATCGTCTCCTCAATAGCTTCCTCTGTAATTAAATACCCAAGAGAAGGATTGGCCATTGCCCAAGCCTTACGATCCCAGATGTCACAAAAATCAGGAGCTGAGTATTCGTAATAGCCTAAAGACTTAGGCGGGTAGTGCTTGCAAGACTCGTGTAAATCGTTCAAAACTTTTGAGAATGCATCGCCTGCATTGCTAGTAAATAGACGCTGACTATTGACCCTTGCAAGAGTTACGCTTTTAGCAGCGTCCATTGCGGCTTCCGAGACCTCTCGCAGCTCATCAATCCACAAATAGTCACACGACATGCCTCGCGCACCATCGCTAGTTGCAGCACGGACTTCTAATTGAGCACCAGAAGCCAAGATGATTTTTTCATCGCCGTTAGTTCGCCTAATGCCCTTCTTAATGTCTCCATCTTTAAGCTGCATTCTTAAAAAGTCATTTCGCTCAATAATGTCAGCCATAATGTTAAAGGACTTCATTGCCATTGATCTATTAGAGGACATAATTAAGATGTCCTTTTCACCGAAGCAGAATAAGCCTGCTAAACAGCGCATTCTTGCTAGATGGCTCTTTCCTGATTGGCGGGCTATCAGGAGAAGGTTGGACTTGCGAACAAACAGGCCATCTTTATCCACGCGACACATATCATCAAGGATCAATTTCTGCCACGCTAATAAAGGTTGACCGATTTTCTCAGCTAGTTCAGCAATCTCATTTCCCCTAGTTTCTCCCTTGAGAAATGGCGAATGAAGCCTTGGTTTCAAATTCCCCACAAGCTTCTTTTTTGTTTTGGGTTTAGTTGTCATTGATTCGGATTAGGTCGGGTCTTAAACGGACTGTCTTGGACTACGCTTGACTCAGTCACGGAGAGAGAGGCAGGAGAGACACTGGGGGTAGCCGTTGAAGCTAAAAAAACACGATCTGAGCGTGCGCCCTTGCGTAGGTTGCAGGCAGCACAAAGTACGCGTAAGTTCTCTAAGCTGTGGTCTCCACCAATTACACGCGGGATGATGTGATCGATGTGCATCTCGCCTTCATCTGTACCACACAATGCACACATATGGCCATCGCGTTTGAATACCTGTTGCTTATGTACTCTGTATCTTCGATGATTGATATTATCTAATGCCACCCGTACTTACTCCAATGATCTAAGGCAATGCAAGGCTCACCATATCTGTTACCAATATAGTCAAGCCCCCATCGTACCTGAGACCAGCCATCCTGTGTTGCAAGCCATTCACTTCTACCCTGTGGTATTCCATTATGACTACCATTCTTCGCTAATGGATTCCATGCTGATTCTTTACCATATAGCTTTAATAAGCATTGATGTTCTTTATGATTAAAGTCTAATAAATACAGCGCATAAGTCTTATAATCTATGTATTCTTTATTAGATTGATTAGAGCCTGCATAAGGACTACTGCATAGAGCTATCCCAATAGCTACTAGCACCCCGCAAGCCACGCCCTTGAAGGGCTTGCGGTGAGCCTTTGAGAGGCTCTGCGCCGTTAGCGTACCATATCGTGTCAAGATGTGCATAACTATGTTCCTAACTGAGCGTTAAATAAAGTTCTGCCCTTACTTATCCACAGGTGTTAATAACTTACTTATCTTTGCCCCATCCAGTTCCTTTAAGTATTGCCCCGACTGGGCTAATAACTTTACTCATTGGTTCATTACAATAAGTGCATAACACTGTCGGACGATCATGCCAGCCATGATGCAGCTCATTCTTTAATCCGCATCTTCCACATTTGTAATCGTAGGCTGGCATGTAAGGCATCTCCCAATCATCCATGAACCACAGCTGCATCGCTTGATGTCAGTCTCTTTAGGTTCTTTATCTAAGTGTCCATACTTTAATATGAGTAGTGGCAAGAGATCAGCTAATCGGATGATGCAGGCATACTCCGCTGCATCTTCTCCCTGCCCATTTAGCCGTATAACTCCGAATCCCAATTCCCCCGAAATGGTTGTCCGAGCCTTTAATTGCTTTATGTACGCAAGCGGTTGAAATCCAGCGCGGGCTTTAACTTCAACATCGAATGGCACATTGACAATATCCTTGCCACTACCCCTTCCCACACATGCGCCCTGCCACTGAGTCGATAGGTACTCAGCTACAACTCGCTCTGTGC